AAGTTCACCTATTGGATAAAAAGTATCTGGCACATCGTAGTCACGCAACATTACGAACGGATGACCAAACGAATATGGCATACGGGTTGGTTTAACTAAAAACTGTTCGCTGGTTTCACAAAACACCGACATAGTTTTAGTCGTAACATCGTAGTATTCCCAAATTTCTGCGTACCCAGCCTGTGTGTCATAGATTTTGCGGCGGCTCGGGTCGTCCGAGTAGCGGCTAACAGCCATAACTGTTACAGCCTCACGGGCTGCTTTGTTGTACCGTTTATCTGACTTAACTTCGCTTATTGGGCGGCGGATGCGTTGAGCAATCCACCGCATATCAGCCATACTCGTTGCATCGGCATCAACAAACACATCCATTGGGGACACACGCTCAGCGAACGGTGAATCTTCCAAAATGATTGTATTAGTTGTGGACTCCCCACCTTCAATCGGGTCGGAAACATCCTCGTCCTGTCCAACAACTTCTTCCTCAACGAAACGGTATCCGACTTTAATCCAGCCATGACCGTACATAATGAAATCTTTGACCGCACGGCGGAACTCTGTTTTAATATCACGATGTCTCCACCAATAGTTCACAACCGCTTCAGCAATAATTGCGTTCGGTGCGTTCTCAGGCTTTACAGCATTGACAACAATTTTAGGGTAATTAATGGCAATACTTGGACCAATAACATTGATTGTAGAAAACACAATATTGATAAGCAAACGGTCATCATCGCTATAATGCTCATAATGGCGACCTTTATACAGGTCAGTTAAACGCTTCCAAGTGGCATCGTAGCCATCGTTTTTACGCCACCTTTTAGAGAACTCCAGTTTCTGTTTATATTGCTTAAGATAATCTGCCGATGATTTCCGTGCCATTATTTCCCCTGTCGTCCCTTATGCCATCCAATATGTTCATCTAACTTAGTTCCAACCTTATCCACCTTGGTAGCAACCTGCCTCAACAGGGTTCTAGCCTCAGCGTGTTGGCTGGTGTTCTCTGAACGAACCTTACTTAACAACACCACTATCGGACCACCAATAACCGCAACAACGATGGGCACAATAATGGATTCCACATTAAATCCAATTCGTCACAGGTTCCGCATTGATACCATGAATGGCGGCATCAGCAACTTGTTTCCGTTGCCGTTCACGAACCGTAGGACCATGAAAGTCCTCTTTGCCGTAAGTGAAACCTAAATTAACGGTTTTGATATGACAACTAAAGCAAACAGCGCCCCGTCTAGGCATTTCGTCAGCAATAAAGTTTTTTTCACAAGATTTACACACGATGTCCATACAAATATGTAACTTCTGTTCCCAAAACTAGCGCAAAGACCGCTCACGCACATTATGTGCCCCCATAGGCACCTTATTAGATGTCTGGTTACTCATCAAATGCTGCTCCCACCACAACAAACTATTCTTAGGCACCTTTGCATCACCCCGATACTCAGGAAGCCACACATACTTCAACATCTGATTACCGATAGCCAAACTGATAGTACGGTCATCATACGGACTACCAGACATCTTCCCATTAGGTTTACGAACATAAGTTTTTAACTCAGCCAAAGTCTTAGAACAATAAACCTCAAGGTCAGCATTTCTTAAAGCACCAGCCAACTCGTCAATAGCCAACGGTTTACTAGAAACCGTTGTACGCCAACCCAAAGTATCCGTAGCCTGAGGCAACACCTTGGATAGACGGCGTTGTTTATAAAGATTACGGTAACCCAACTTTTGGGCAGCCTTAAGAGTTGTCAAACCATGATTATTGGACTCAATACCCAACAACGCAGTGTTATACCACCACGACATTTGAGCCAACATTTCACCAAAAATATCTGGCTCAACATGTCCATGCCACGCTGCCGCAACATAACCATTAGAAGCATTAATTATGTGAGCAGAACTAAAGTCACCGTGAGCCAAACCTTCAGCGACATCGGCGCCAACCACATAAACAGATTCTGGGTCAGGGAACTCCCACACATCAAGATTGCCGTTTTCGCTGTTACGAAACTCCACAACATTATTTGAATAAACATGCAAATAGCCGACATCAGGTTCAACAGTTTCCATGCCGCTCAACAAATCTATATCAAATACAGGATTACCTGACTTAATAAACGCTTCCTCTGGGAAGCGTGGATACTCTTGATGCAACTGCCAAGACACCATGTTTTTTTGTTTAATGTCATACCAGCCCTCGTCACGGTCACCAGCAGACCAAGGAAAAAAGATGCCAACAAACTGGTTTGTTTTAGTTTGCGAACCAACCCACAAATTATGAAAAAAGTTACCAGAACCATTAGCGGTGGACAAACAGATAACACGACCACCGACATCGGCAATAGGTTCAATAGACGCCCACGCTTCCTCAGGGTTTGGCAAGAACGCCATCTCGTCCACAATAACCAAATACACTGACTCACCACGAGCAGGGTCATTACCTGACGGCAAAGACTCAATAGCGGACTCGTTACCCCAAGTCATTTTAAGTTGATGCTCAGTTGTTTGCTTAGGACCTTTTTCTTTCATCCAATACGGCAAAAACTTGTAACCATACTTAGCCTTGGACAGCAACTTCATAGCCTCACGCTCAGTTCTGGACAACATGACAACAAATCTGTCAGACCAAAAATATGTTAGCCAAAACGCATAAGCAGCAGCCAAAGTAGAAAACCCAATTTGGCGAGCCTTGAGAACTACTGAATACCTAGAATCAAGCCAAGTACGAACAGAATCTATTTGTGCTTCACGCAACTTGAAAAGAATACGGGCACGCTCAGGATGTTTAATAAACCAATAGTTTTCACAAAAATAAACAAAAGCAGCCAACTGCTCATCAATGCTGGCGTTCTCTGGACCTTTACATAAACGCCATTCTTTCTCGTTTAAAAGTTCAGTTAATTCCATTATTTACCCCAAGGCTGCCAACCATTGTTGTTATGTTCCTTAGAGTATTCAAAAATTGCTAAACCAGCCTGCAAATTGATTTCAGGGTTAAACAATTCAGAACACGAATCCAAAATGCCTTGAGCCTGCAACCAACCCTGTTTATAGTATCTGTTTGGCAAACACCAAAACTGGTTAATTTGCATTAACCCAGCAGAACCACCATTCGGGTCAAGACTATTAAAGACCCTAGGGATGCAACGGGACTCACGCCACATCACATAATCCAACTTAGACAAATCTTTCCTAGACCAACCAACATCTAAAGCGTCATCCAACCAATGTCCACATTTACCTACCAGTTCTTTAGAAACAGCATGTAAATGCCCAACTGGGCTGATTAACAGCATGACAAAAACAGTAACAAACCATTTCTTCATAAAACCATCCTAACGGATTATTGTTGAGGTTTATTTCCCACAAACTCTACAACTGCCGCAGGAACATTATTTCCTGCAACATAACGGATATGCCAAGGCTCGGATTGAACCTCGTGACTAAAACCAAACCTATCTTCATTATCTAGCAACCATTTCAAAATTTTGCCGTTCGCATTAGCAACATCAACAGCCAACCCTAGCATATGGCGGCTACAAGTCTTAGGGTCGTCATTTGGTGCAGCCAACGGTGCAAAACCCTTTTTAAGCCACCACTTAACACCATTCCAAGTACGGGTACTAGAATTTGTTACAGGTTCCTTTTGATAGCGTTGCAAAAAACCAGCCTTCTGCTGGTCAATGCTACGAAATTGGTCACCCAAACTAGTTGGCTTCAAAACGACACCATCTACAGCAGCGGCAGCAACCATAGCATCCCAAGCATCAGCAGCACACAACTCCATCTTGCCACCACCAGAACACTTACGCAAAATATCTGGTTTAATCTCAGACGGCTTCTTGCCTTTAAGATGTGTGCAGAACTTTACTGCAACAACAGGATAAGACATTACTTCTTTGAAGATTTAGTACCAAAAGCAGCCGAAATTTCCTCAGATGACAATTCGCCATCAACAGAAGCCGCAGCCAACTTTTGAACAACACCAAACAACGCTGTCAGCCCAGCAACACCAGCAGACTTAACAACATCAACACCCAAAATGGCGCCACCAGTAATAATTGGTAGAGCGCTCGCAATAAACAACGAAATCAAACGCTGCCCAAGGTCTAAACTTTTTGCAATCATGTTATTCATTTTTATCCTTTTTTGTAAAAGTGATTATGGAATGAACCATAATCGCTGCACCTGTAAGAAAAGTTGCCTGTCTAAGAGTAGGACCAGACAAAGTAATCAAAACCATGCCAGTTCCCGCCCATGTCCACGCATTATCTACAAGATAATCCAATATGCGTTTCATTATCGTCTAGCCCTAGGGGTAGGCAACATTGTCAATGTTGCTCCAATAGCGACCAAAGTACGCCTAGTAGAAACAGGAATGTTTGACCCCGTAGGAACATAGTTTTCAAACTGTGAACCAAAAATGTCAATCACTCCCTCAAATGCTTGTCGTACCTCAATCGGGGCTGCTTGAACAGCCTCTACAATTAACGCAGCCTGTTCCTCCGTTAAATCAGCAGGGACAACCTCGGAAAACAGTTGTTCGGCATCTTCTTCGCTAATTACTTGAAGAACAGCCACATTAGAAACCAACTCTGTTGCCTGTTCGCTGGAGATATCTGCAGCCAATATGGATTCTATAATGGCAACAACCTGTTCGGGGCTGGCATCTTCTAGGTCATCTAGTATTTCTTCAAATTGTTCATCTGATATAATGTCTGATGATGAATCATCTAATATTAGTTCTGTTGTTTCTGGTGTATATTCCTCTGTCTGCTCTTGTTCTTCTGGCTGTTCTGTTTCGTCAAGAACAGGTCCATTTTCGTAGTCGGGAAAAAATGTCTCAAGAATGGTTGTCTCAACAGGCACAACAGGTTCTTCAACAGGACCGTCAGGGTCAGGTATAAATGTTTTGGGTTCGGTTGTGTCGGGTACGGTTATGGTTTCGGGTATGGTTACGAATGTTTCTGGTGCCGTTGTTTCAGGGACAATCACTTTTTCTGGTTCGGTTATAAATGTTTGAATTGTTGTGGTCGTTGTGTAAATTGGGATGGTCGTCGTTGACGTTGTTGTTGTCGTTTGCGTGGTTGTTGTTGAC